CGAGAAGGTGTCTTTAAGATGCACATTCCAATGTGCAAATTCAACAAGGAGGTCGTATGGCCAGGACGCGAACGCAGGATGAACGTTCCTTTACTAAACTTGTCTACCAAGACACGGATAATTCAGGAGTTCATGCGGCAGTCACACTAAGCACTTTAGCTAAGAGTGGCTACTACAGCAGTATCACTGATGAAGTTCACCCAAACTTCAGAAAACGTATGAAGCAGGGTGAGCTCATGTTAGGTGATATGCAACTGTTTCGTACGTCCAGAACAGTAAATGATGTGAATACGATAATCGGACCCCATGGATCATGGGGTACACGGACGATCGTAGGCGACGTCATTTACAGAGCCGAGTTAGCCACAGCAGACCCAGTTAATATCAGTGATGATATTAGCTCAGCTTGCGATGCGATGCTTATCAAAGCATACGCAAAGATGAAACAAGCTGAAATTCTAAGTGGTGAGGGCAGTCATGATCTGAATCAGACGCTCTCGATGCTCAAACGACCATTCAGCAGTGCACAGAAGCTCGTCGGGCAAATGGTATCCCGAAAAGCAGCACTGTTGAAAGCCACTGGTAGCGTTACAAAAGCCATTGCAAATACTTGGCTTGAGTACCGGTACGGGTGGAAGCCACTCATTATGGATTGTGAAGCTACAATCAAGGAATTTAATAAATTCCGTTCAGAAATGATGGCACAACGCCTTGTTGCGCGGGCTGGGCTCACTATTGACAGAACAAAAACTGTCCTAATGAGCTTACCCACCTCGTCACCATTCGGTGGCGAGAATAGCGGTGATGTGCTTTCGCACCATCAAGCACGCATTGCGGCGGGTGTAATTTATGACCGGAGTGGTCATGATGTATCTTCCGAAATTGCTAGATTCGCAGGTCTTCGACCTTGCGATTTTCCTGCAACAGTTTGGGAGATTATCCCGTATTCTTTTGTAGTTGACTGGTTTGTCAACGTTGGTGATTGGATTTCGGCAATTACGCCAATTCCTGGGATTACTGTCCGTGGTAATTGGGTTACATATGTACACGAGAGTACAGTTAGATACTGTAATACTCATTATACATGGACCCTCGGACAGACTTATAACCCCGATCACGCTCCAGCGACGTACACCGGATCACTCGGTAGTTCTAAAATTGAGACTACTTTGTATTCGCGTGCATGTAACCTGCCAATTACTCTGGCCCCGACGATGTTAACTAACTCATTAACGTCGTTACATTCTGCCGATGCGTGTGCGCTTCTAGTTAAACCGATTATTGGTTTGCTGAGAAGTTTCACAGCGCATTAAGGCAACAAAGGAGTACACACATGGGACTGAAAAATATGTCTCTCCTCGCCGCTGCGACAGTAACACCGTCGGGAGGCACTGCCCAGGTTTTCGCTGATGATGGCGTAACCATTCAAAATGGTCTTCATCTGATAGTTCCTGCAGATACGGATTATCAGACGCGTAGACAGGCCACGGTGAAGTACCGCGCTCCTGCTCTTAACGCACAGACCGGCGTTTACGGAAAGGACAAGAAAAGCATTTCATATGCTGTTCCTGTCGTTTTATCTACGGGTGTTGTGGTTTTTAACACTATCCGTATTGAACGCGAAGTGCATCCTAGTTATTCAGCAGCAAATTGCGTCGAGTTGAACAAAATCGGCGCACAATTGCTTGTTGACACTGACACAGATGCCTTCTGGGCATCCGGCTCTCTTTCGTGAGTCGGCATCACCAACCTTAACAAATACATGGAGGTTGTAAATGAAAAAGTGCAAACAGACTAAAGGAAAGAATTTAGTCGACCCGATGATGCGAAATGTCGCATTATCCCTTATCAGGGACTTCCGACACAATCTTAATGATGACAGTCTTTGCTGTAGTCATGAGTTGGCTATTCGCACTCATGACGTGACTGCTATCAGAAAGTCTGTACCTGCGACCGATGACGAAATGTCAATCGCCAAATTTAAGGCGGTTTATCAAATCCAATCGGTGATGAAAAGGTATAGGTATCAGGATGATACCTACAGTGATCAAGAGTTAACAGAAAAAGCTATTGATAGCTTTTATGCAACTCAAGATCGATTGCATGCATTAGATTTAGAGACTATTCCCGCAAAAGGGAAACTAGTCCTAGACGTTGCGCGTGATTACATTGCCAGAATTCTTGGCGTGTACGACGACGAAGAATGTCGTGTCCTCTGCAGATTCGGAAGCAAGGCATCGGTTGGTATCCCGGCTGCGCTGGCTTGTGAAGCAGCGCGATGGGAATTGCCAATTTCCGGTTCCTTACAACAGATTGCTTGGTTTCGTTCAGAAATGGATGATACTGAACACGTCCAAGAATATTGGCGTCAACAGTTAGACAGTGATCGTGCCGTAAGTAAACGGGAACGATCCATCTTCCAACCAATCAGTTGCCTGAAGCTGACGCTAGTCCCGAAAACGTTTAAATCGTTTAGGGCTATCATGCCAAATACTACCATAGGCTCATACATGAGTTATGGCATTGGCGAGATAATCCGAAAGCGGCTAAAAAGGGAAGGTTATGATATACGATCTCTTCAAACGAGACATCGTTATCTGGCCTGTCAAGCGTCACAGACTAATTTATCTGTGACTGCTGACTTGTCTAGTGCTTCTGATTCAATTTCAGTCGCGCTTGTTAAACGTTTGTTACCTCCTGACTGGGTCGAAATTTTGACTCGCTCTCGAATCGCAGACGTTATGTTGCCTGATGAAACTGTCGTACAGAGTGAAACTTTCTGTACCATGGGTATCGGCTACACATTTCCCTTGCAAACGTTGATCTTCCTGGCATTACTCAAAGCTGTCGAGGCGACTATGTTTCACCGCCTTGATAGAAGAACAATTAGCGTGTATGGCGACGATATGATTTATAATCGTCGTATGCATAGCGAAGTTGTTGAACATTTGAGTAGTTTTGGTTTTGTGATTAATGTTGATAAGACATTTCACGATGGCCATTTCAGGGAGTCCTGTGGTGGTGACTACTACCACGGGGTGGATGTTCGGCCATTTCAACCAAGAAATGGCGCGGCAGTTGTAAGCGATACAGCTTACGAGGCCATACTCTACAAATTCATCAATGGATTATTGATGAGATGGACTGAGTATGAGATTGAATATACACTTAATTTCTTGTTGTCAGAAGTCGTCAGAGTTACGAGTTTAGCAAAAATCGTGCCTCATGATTATCCTGATGACTCGGGTATTAAGTGTCCTGCGATAGGCTGCTGGAAGTTTCTAGCAGCTTCGAAGTACCAGAAACCTGTAAGTTTGGGGAATGGTGTTTATCGATTCTCATACTTGGTTTTAAAATCCAAGGAAAGAGAGGAAAAACGTCATGCACCTTACTACTGGCTCAGTCTTCGTGGATTACTTAATCGTGGTATTAGCACTTATATCACTGATCAACGTAATCTTTTCGCACTTCGCAATTGTGGTATCGTAGCCAAGATTATCAATTTGGCTACCGGAATTGCGGAGGAGGGAGTTTCACCTTTAAAAATAAGAACGGTGAAACCAATCGAGACGTACCGGAGTGAATTAACGGGACGTCGCCTACGTCGCAAGATGTCCACTGTGGCAATCAGTCACACTGGTCAATACAAGCGTCGGTCCGGGACCTCATGTTTTGAGGACCGTAGGTGCTAAACGCCTTCGGGCGTTAACACGAAATCTTGACTCGAGAGAGATCAAGTGCTACGTAC